GCAGTATAACGAACATTACCCAAATGTTGTTGTGTGAATGGGTCACGAACTATTGACATATTAACTCTGTCTACTAAAGTGTATGCTCTAGAGAAATCTCCAAATGCAACAGGTTTAGTTCCAGCAGATACATCAGGCATATCTTTGGCTAGGGTATAACCATAACCAGCGATAGTGCTTGGAGCACCAGCTACTAAGTTCAAGCCAACATGGAACACTTTTTGTCCAGCAGTATCTTCTAATTGAAGAACTTTAGCAAAAGTGCCTCTATTCATAACAAATCTTGCATTTCTTAAATAATCAGATTTAAGTGCATAGATTAAGTCATAAAGACCATTAGCAGTTAGTGTATTTGCATTACCTGAGTTCGTTGCACCCACACCAGCAGTAGAATCAGTAAGACCTAAAGGTTTACCAACTCCATTTCCTGATATGACAGCAGTTCCCTCAGCAACAGCGAACTGTTCTGCAAACTCAGTAGCCATCTCACTTTCCATATTAAAAGCAGAATCTTCTAACATTGCTTGTGACATATCTACTAGTGCATAACACTCATGAGCATCAATAGACATTAAGCCTGTTGTGTACCCTGTTGTTTCACTCCTTGTAGCAGTTTCAGAAACCCATTGAGCTGAGAATTGACCAGTTCTTTTTGGAACTTCAATCCCTCTCTTATCGGTACTTCTAACTCTAACGATAGACCTCATTGGTGAGAACTCAGTCACAGACTTGATAAGTTCTGCAACATATTCTGTCGGACAGTAATAACCACCCAATGAATCATCTGACTCATAAAGTGCTTTAGTTTCTTCTGGGTCTAACTCTTGTGACCTTAGATATTTACCAAATGCTTTCATTTGTAAGTCAACTTCTTTAGCAGTATTACCAGTTTCGGGTCTTGCTAATTTAGTTTCTAAAGCATCAAGTCTTTTTTTAGCCTCTTCTAATCCTTGTTCTTTGAGCTCGGCATCTTGTTTTAATTCTGCTTTCGTAGCAACATCATCTGCAAGTTTATCTACCTTTGCTTGAAGAATAGGGTCAGCGACACCATTTTTTTTGATTTCATCAATATTCTTTTGGTTTTCACTTTTGAAATCTTCAAAAGATTTACCTAGATTATCAATTACATCATTAATTTCTTCTGACATAATAACCTCTTATGTTTTGATTGTATTGATTAACTGATTCATGCTTTCAACAACATCTCGTTGCTCATCACTCCGATATGATTTGTAAAGCACTTGTGCAGTATGTTTTGCAACAGCAAAAGATTCACAACCGACATCTCGTAAGTGTTCCTCTAATTCTCTCACATTCATTTCAGCGAGTTTAACTTTTGTTATCTTCGCTTTCGGATTCATTGGGAAAGTGACTAATGATATTTCCATTAAGTCTACAGATTTGATTATTCTTTTCTTCTGCTTTGGGTCATATTTATAATCATCAGGCGATAGTCTATATCCTATTGACATAGAATCTAAAGCACCCATTTTCATAAGCTCGTAAACTTCACGACCTTTTTGTGTACCCATTGCTAATCTGCCTTTGATGTATAACCCTTTATTATCTTCTTCTAAAGAGTCAATGACACCTATCGGCTCATCTGTTTTGTGTTGATATAATAATTTTACTTGTTTTGGTTTTCTATATTTGAGTGTGTTAGCAAATGCACCTTTACGAATGACATCATTTCCTAAATCTTTGTTGTTAAATACCGAGCCATAACCCTCGAATGTACCATCTTCTTCTGTATCGAGCTGTTTAAAATCACAGGGTACATCTGTAATCATCTCTTTTAATTGCTCTAAATCCTCTTGTATTTGACTATTGTCCATTTAACCACCCAAAAAGTTAGTAAATATACAGGTATTTTAACCATATTTAGTAAAATAAGTCTATTATTTTCATTTATTTAATCAAATACCCTTTACTTTATACTTTTAGTATAATATACTGTATATATGGAGTTGATAAAAAGACTCTTAAATTTAACGATAAACGAGGATAATAATATGGACTACAAAACAAGTATGAAAGCACAGGGTTACGATAAACTTGAAAAACTTAACGATGTTCTTTTAAATGATAATGAAAATCTAAAAAAGGCATTTTATGTTCTTTTAGAAGAAAATAAAAAACTATTGGATTTTAAAAATGAAATTAAAGATTCGATTGAACGTAATATAGCAAGAGATTTGAATGATGAGGGAGTTCTTATGGCAGTAGAAAAAATAACTTTTGATAGAAGATTAGCAGAAGATGATAAAATTGAAGATGGTCATATATCATTACAGGATTGGAGAGAAAAACAGAATAAATTATTTGGTAAATATAAAACAAAATAGTAAATTATGTTAGAAAGAAAGAGTCATAGCAATATGGCTCTTTTTTTTTTAATCTACAATAACATCATCTTCATCATAGTACATAGTAAAGCAACGACAGTTTACAACATTACTAGCACCACCATTGATATCGCCTGTATATTGCATAAGCTGTGGTATTGGGTCTACTTTACTTGGTGCAAAAACTTGAAAATCATCTTCGATAGGAATGTTAGTGCCATTCATATTAGTGTGCCATGACCTCGTTCTTTCATCTATAGCACTTAACCATTCTTTTCTAGGTTTCTTCAATGCTAATCTTCTAGCAATCTTATTATTACCATAATTATATGCTTGATGAGTTTCTGTCCTTGCTATAACTTTACTTCTTCCTGTACTAAATGCTGTAGACTTTGCTATTTGTTTAGCAGTATCATCTTGTCCGAATCCCTCGCTGACTGAATAAGCGATAGCAGACTGTATTTTTTTTCTAGTAGTTTCTGTTATGTAAGTGACATTTTGTGCAGTATTAGTAGTGATATAATCATAAGTGACTTGTGCTACTTCATCTTCTGCTTTCTGTAATAGTTTAGATGTCTTGATAGTTCTTGATGATTCTTCGATAATTCGCTTAGAATTTATTTCTAAGAGTTTATATAAATCTTGCCAATGGTCATCATAATATTTATCAGGTATCTCTCCGAGTTCTGCATAGTTTTTGAAAGCATATCGTTTATATTTATCAAAGAATTTATCTAGTTTCTTAATTAAGACTCTAGTCATGGTGATATAAGTTCTTAATGCTTGTCTATATTCTTTTCTACGATTGATTCTTATTTTAGCCATTGTAAAGTTTCCTGTAAGAGTTCAGTTTGTGTACCAAAAGTTTCTGTAAACCATAAAGGATTCTGATGATAAGACTCCTTAGAATTTCTATGATGATATGGGCATAAAGGTATGACCTCATAATTAGATGCTCGTTTACCCATCATTCCTTTCTTAATATGATGCAGTTCTGCTGGTGTATCATAGAAACCGAGCTTTCGACAAGCAATACAACCTAATTCTGCAACTTTTTGCATATGTTTTTTTTCTGCCAATGTTTTGGACTTCATTATAACTTTCTTAAAGTTCTAAATCTATGACCTACTATCGTGTCTGTTGGCTCATCTCCACGATAAACCTTAATCAAACAAGCTGGATTATCTTCTGTGGCATTTAAAGTAAAACTAGTTTTAGGCACAGCTAGTTTACCTGACCTAACTATTCTTGTTATTTTCCCTTTGGCTCTACCACCTGAGGAATCCCAAGAAACCATATCGCCTACTTTTAAAGCATCCGATTCTGCTTTGCTTTCCCTTTCTTTCATTATTTGGTTTCTTTTAGATTTTGACCAACTAAAACCAGCATCACCACCCCAAAGCAACCATGCTATTTTACCAGCACTTGGGTATCCCTCAGAGCCTGAATTAAATCCACGACCTTGCTTATCTACTTCGTGTCTACTGAAGAAACTATACATTCTTAAAACAGTATCAGGAGATAGTCTTTGTTTATTAACTAACTGATTGGCTCTCGTGACTCCTACTTGTGTGCCACCACGATTAAATTCTTTTCTTAACTCTAATCCTCTCTTAGCATTATTAGACATAGTATCTGTCGGAACTAATTTCAAGTCGCTTAATGCTTTACTATCTGCTAGTAAAGATTCATATTCTTCGTGAGTCTTGCAAGGCATATAAACTGTCTGACCATCTTCTGTGTGTGAGTGTATGCCAACACAACCTATTTCTTCGGCTCTTTCTTGTGCCTCTTCTTCGGTAGTAAAGGTATCTACATCAACTGCCTCTTTTTTACCATAAGCCAACTCATAATCTTTTTCGTTGCCCTCTGCATCAACAGGTTGGTCATTATCCTGAACACTTGAGGCATCTACTTCGCCAATAGGGAATAGATTACTTGGTATATATAACTCATCAGCACCCTCTATTTCTTCGAGTCCTAACTTCTCTCTTGCCTCGTTACGAGTCATGATACCATTCTGTACTGCTTGTGAAACATTGAGATAAACTTGTTTAGTCTTTTCTGCCATAGCTGGTATGCTAGTTAAATCATATTCAATTCTAATATCGCCATCGTAAAGAGGTGATAAAAACTCATTCAAGTCAGATTGAACTCTAGTCAATAAAGGTATAACTGTTTCTTCATATAATGCTAATTTTGCAGTTTCCATATTGCTATAAGTATTAGCCTCAGGAATACCGATTAATTGTGCTGGAACTCCAAAACATAATGCTATTTCCCTTGCGGATAAGTTAAGGAGTTCTAAGAAGTCCATATCTTTAGGGTTTAATCCGAGCTGTGTATAATCAAAGTTTCCCTCTAACAACATGGGTCTACCTGAGTTTGAACTACCCTGAAACCTCATTTCTAAATCTTCTAACAGTCTAGCTCGTTGGTCATCTGTTAAAGTAGCCGACATTCCTGTTTCATCTTTTGGCTCAAACTTTAACATACCACTCGGAGTACAACCATTTTTTAATAAAGCAACATTATGTAAACCAGCAAGGTTGTGTTGGTCAATGTTATAAGCACTTGCTAATATTGGACTTAATCCATAGAAGTCATCTAAAGGATTCCACAACTTAATTTGTTTTAATTGAGAACGACCTGTGTCTTGGTCTACAGGATACTCTTTGACTATTTGACCATCTACTAGATAGCAGTAATAATCAGGAATCATTGATGAGCTTGATTTTATTTTTATTCTATCGGGTCTTAATAAATATAATTCTCTTGGTGGTGTATCGTTTTCTGTATCTCTTAAAAGATACGAGTTTCCTGAAATAAGAAGATAAGAATACAATGAGCCAAAATATTCGCCACCACTTTGTAAAGGATTGGGTCTTTGTAGTAGAGATATCAACTCATGATTTTCTAATTCTATATCGCCATCAAATACTTT